CACATCGTGGCCGCCATCCAGGAGCGCCGCCGGGAGCTGGGCGAAAAGTATGCCACCACCTTTGAGCGCCACATGCGGGACTTGCAGGTCATCCGCGACCAGGCGTTGGCTGCAGGCGCATACGGCGCTGCCGTCCAGGCAGAGTATCGCCGCGGCCAGGCCCTGGGCACGATCTACATCGACCGCAAGGAAATCAGGCACGGCACGATCGACAGCATGTCCAAGGAAGAGGTCATGCGCAAGCTTGACGAGATCAAGCGCCTGTACGGCGGCCAGGCCGGGCCCATCGTGGACGTGACGCCCAGGCAGATCGAGGAAGAGCCCGAAGAGGAAAAAGACGATGGCGACGAAACCCGAAGCGAACCTGTACAAGCGCCTGAAAGACAACGTCCCAAATTGCCATTTCACCCGGATTGAATCCCGGGTCAACCTGGGCATCCCGGACTGCCTGGTCGCCTTCCCGCATGGGGAGTTCGTGATGGTTGAGCTCAAGGTGGTCAAGCGTGGGCGCAAGATTGCCCTGTCTCCGCACCAGGTGGCCTTCCACGTCAAGCACGCGGACCTGCGCTGCCCGACCTACATCATGGTCCAGTATTTCCCGCCTGGCACTGCCCATGCCCATAAGTCGGAGCTGCTGCTGTTCTCGGGAGAACAGGCCCTGGACCTGGTGCGCATGGGGATCGACACACCGCCTATGGCGCGCTGGCCTTGGACGGGGATTTCCTGGGCTGAACTGCGCGCTGCCATGCTGGCTTGACGATCGTAAAAACACTATGCTATGATGCCCCTGCCTGGATGACCAGGTAACCAACCATAGAAAGGTAGAAAGATCATGAAGACAAATGAAGCAACACCGCGCCAGCTTAACTGGCTGGCGGCTAAATGTGAAGGCATCGTCTGGGAGCAGGGCGATCTGGATGCTGGGGAATACGGCCCCGGCTTTGCACCCGCAACCGACTGGGCACATGGTGGCCCGATCATCGAACGAGAGATGATCGAGTTAATCCCTCAAGGCCCGGCGCTTTGGGACGCCGTGTATCGGGGTCAACATATCCCCCTTGATGGTCCCACCCCACTCATCGCAGCGATGAGATGCTATGTGGCAAGCAAGCTGGGTGACGAGCTTGAGGTCCCGGTCGAACTGCAAGGGGGCGCAGAATGAAACACGTAGAGTATCCGACCGTGTCCCGCGTGCACAAGACCGCCAACGGCGTCCGCCTGGTGGTCGAGTCCTGGCCGGCGCCAATCCGTAATCGGGTCGGCCGCCAGACCGGCTATCGGCTGGAGGACATCATCACCTCGGTGTCTTTGGAAATCTATCAAGACGCCGAGCGGCGATGGCTGAACCCTGAGCTGATGGAAAATCTGCGAGACCTGGAAGACCCCAACTATGGCCCTGACTATCGGGCCGAGATGGCGCACAAGATGCACCTGGTGCTGATGGCCCTGGGCACAATGACTCATGAGGATTGGCTATCTATGCGCGACCTGGTCCTGACCACCAGGCAGTCCCTTTACGTGCCGGCGGGGTGAACCGGACCACACGCAAGAAAGTCAGAAAGCAGATGATCGCCAACAGCCGACCAAAGGAGCCCGAGATAGTCCCGGACACGCAGCGGGGGCTTGCCCTGCGCCTGTTCTGGCTTTGGCTGTTCCACAGAATTGTTGGCGGGGATAGTTGACACGGGTTGATAGTTGTGATGTAGAATCCTAACCAGGCCGAGCATCCCGCGGGGCCTACAATTTAGAAAGTGAGAAAGACATGTCCGAAACGAACCCTATCGTGGCCGCCTTGCAGGTGGCTTTTGAGTCCGCGGTCGAGGCCGCGGTCGAGCGGCGCCTGGCGCCATTGTCGGCCAGGCTCGCCGCGCTTGAGGCGCGCCCGGCCGTCGGCCAGCTGGAACTGGGGCATTTAGAGGCGATTGCCCACCACGTGAGCCTTGAGCTTCTGGCAGGTGAACTTGATCTGTCCAAACTGGTCGAATACCTCAGCATGTCGGAGCTGGCCGGCGAACTGATCCCTGCCCAACTGCGGACAATAGGCGAGGGCGTCAACCTGGCCAGCCTGGCCGCCGAGCTGAGCCCGTCCGAGCTGCTCGACAATGTCGATTGGTCCGAGGTGCTCGACTACGCTGACCTGGCCAGCGAGGTCGACCTGTCCGACCTGGCCGATGAGTTTAACGTCGAGCGCATCGCCGAGCAGATCGACATCGGCAACAAGGTGCGCGACTACTTGGCCGACACCATGTTCAACATCCGGGAGGCCTGACATGCGGCGCAAAGATAACGTGCAGAAAATCACCCACCTGATGGTAATGAACCCGGGCGGCCCCCTGACTCAGGCCTTGGTGCTTGAGGCGGTGCGCCAGTATTGCAGCGACATTGTCGCGGCCGGCCGGCCTGAGGATGACTCGCGCGCCTGGATCAGCCCGGTCGCGATCTACAACTGCGCCGAGGGCATCATTGAGGCGCTCGACCACATGGAGGCCACGGTATGACCGACCAGCAAGACCAAGAGCTGTTCACCTGGAACTGGCGCGCGGCAATGGCCATGGAAAAAGTGGGCGGTGGCTTTGCTGCAGCGATCGGCGTGGCTTACTACCGCGCCGACAGTGACAACAAGGCGCGCCTGTTGGAAGCTTTCCCGGAGCTGTTCGCGAAATACCGCCAGTGGGCGCGCGACATGCTCGATGATCCCCGGGTCGCTTGACGGCCTGTCCCTGTTTGCATGTAGAATGCAAACACCGCCGCCGGGACGGTTTCCCGGTTTCAGAAAGTTAGAAAGAGAGCTACCTATGTCGACACTCATGCAAGCCCACACGCAATGGGCGACCCGTCCCGCTGAAGAGCGCTTTGTCTCCCTTCCTGAGATGCATGCTGCCATGGAGGCGCGCCGCGCCATCAGCCGCGCGGCCGTGGTCAGCAGCCGCCGGCTGCGCGCGGTCCCGACCGATGACAATCGCGGCCTTTTGATCGAAGGCCCCAACGGCCACGGCTATGCGCCCACGCACTGGGCCATGGGCCAGGCCGCAAACCTGGTCGGCGCGCCAGGCGCCTACCTTCGGCAGCTGCCGGCCCCGCTCGCGGCTGATTGTCTCAACTATGGTTTCCAGGTCGAGCGGGACGCGCGCGATATCGGCGTCCTTTTGTCCCGCAATGGCGTATCTGAGCTTCGGGCCGTGACGGGCCCGAACTATGGACGCATTTGGGACGGTGACGTGGTGGCGGCCTTGATGGACCGCTTTGGGGACGGGGTAACGGGTGACTGGCGCGTCCCTGGCACCTGGGGCAAAGCACTCGACCAGGTGACAAAGGCCAACACCACGTTATATGCCGGCGACAGGGATTGTTTTATTTTCCTTGCGGACGAGATAAACCGCATTGAATTGCCAGGCCGGCGTGACGGTAAAACCGGCGAGCTCGCTCGCGGGTTTTTCGTGACAAATAGCGAAACCGGCGCCGGGTCGCTGAGGGTTAAAACCTTCCTGTTCGATTTTGTTTGCGCAAACCGTATTGTTTGGGGCGCGCATGAGCTGGATGAAATCAGCATCCGCCACACGGCCAGCGCGCCGGATAAATTCATTGACCAGGTAACCCCTGCCCTTTTGGAATACAGCCGGGCCAGCGCCGCCAATATATCCGGGGTTTTGCGTGGTGCGCAAAATAGCAAAATCGATAAGGTCGATAAGTTCCTGGCGAACCGGTTCGGGCCGCGCGTGGCCGCACGTGTGCAGCATGCGCATATGCTCGACGAAGGCCGGCCGATCGAAACCGTGTGGGACGCGGTAACCGGCGCCACCGCGTACGCCCGTAGCATCCCCTGGCAGTCTGACCGGGTCGATTTTGAAACCCAGGCCGGCGGCCTGTTGGACCTGGTCGAGGTGTCAGCATGAGCCGGCGCCTGGTATATGCCGGCGCTTTCCCTGGTGTCGGTCGGTTTCGTGTTACCTGGTCGCCCGAATATTCCGAATATCGCGTGCAATTAATCGACCAGGCCGAAAACCTGGTCGCGGAATATTTTACCGACGATAGGGTCGACGCGATTAATACCGCGGACCGCATGCTTGACGACCAGGCCGCGCGCCTAGGTGTAGATTGACCTGGTCGACCTGGTAGATTTAAACCCGGCCGCGCGCCGGGTTTTTTATGGTTAGAATGTTTGCACCGCGCCAGGCCGGTCGCCTGGTTTAGAAAGTTAGAAAGTGAGCCCGACATGTTGAAAACAATTCGCACCAGTGCAAACCGGAAAACCGGCCCGATAGCGGTCACATACCGCGCCGGCCAGCATGCGACCTTGGCCACCTGCCCGAAGAGCTGCCCGCTGAACCCCAAAGGCGACCAGGGCGCCGACCTGGTCGACCAGGCCTATTTAGCGGCCGTCCGCCAGGCCGTGCCACCTGGTGGCCAGGCCTGGACTTATTCCCACTTTCCCGCTGAAACCCTGCCGGCGCCGGCGCCGGGTGAAACCGTGATTAATGCCAGCTGCGACACGCTCGACCAGGCCGTGGCCGCCATGGCCATCGGCCGCCCGGCCACCGTGGCTGCACCGGCCGGCACGGTTTGGCCGTATACCGTGGCCGGCCGCCGGTTTGTTCAATGCCCGGCCGAAACCGTCGACACGGTTACGTGCGCCAGCTGCGGCGGCGGCCGCCCATTGTGCGCACGTGGCGATCGCGACTTCGCGATCGTGTTTGTCGCCCATGGCCAGGCCGCGCGCCTGGTGGGCGCCGACCAGGCCGGCGGGTGTTACGGTACCGGCGGCCCGGTCGCGATCGCCTGGCACGGTACCCGCCAGGCCGGCGCGCCTAATGACGCGGCGGCCGTGGTCCGGTTTGCCCGGTCCCTGCCGCCTGGGTCGCTGTTGCGGCACCACGTGGTCGGCGACCTGGGTCGCGACCAGTAGTCCGTTTTAACCCCATGACAGACCCGGCCGCGCGCCGGGTTTTTTGTTTCGGGTATCACTGGCCTGGCCGGCCTACCTGGTCGAGCTGCAGCCGGCCTACCTGGTCGAGCTGCAGCCGGCCCACCTGGTCGAGCTGCAGCCGGCCCACCTGGTCGAGCCCCATTAACCCACCAGGCCGGCCGCCGGCCGTGCCAGGCCGCGAGCTCCGGCCAGCCGGCCCGTGGTCCGCGCGCCTGGTATCTCGCACCAGGTCGACCAGGCCGCGGCGCCTGGTGCGCGCCTGGTGGCCCGTGTTTGCATGTACATGCAAACCAGGTCCGCGGCCCGTGCTACCTGGTCAACCAGGCCGCCGACCAGGTGGCCGCGGCGCCCGGCGCCAGGTCCGCGGACCGCGGCGCCCGGACCCCCCACCCCGGACCCCGGGTCCAAAAAACGGGCCGCTGCCCAGGCTGCGCCGGCCTTGGCCCGGTTTTGCGCGGTCAGTGAGCCGCGAAACAGTTTTCTGGTTTCACGTGAAACCATCCATCCAAAAAGGCCCCCCTTTGGTTTTTTTTGCAATTCGTGGCAAAATTTTTTGCAAACCAAAACGAAACGGACCCCCATGATCCCTGACGACGTTGACGCGGAACGACTGCGCCTTGAACTGCGGCTCTCGCAACTTGAAGCTCAAGACAGAGCGAGGACTCACTTCATCGACTTTGTTCGGTACGTCTGGCCCGAGGCGATCCTTGGCGCGCACCATGAGAAGATGGCCGCGGCCTTTGATCGGATTGCCAACGGCACGCTCAAGCGCCTGATCATCAACATGCCTCCCCGGCACACGAAGTCTGAGTTTGCGTCCTACCTGCTTCCGGCGTTTCTCATGGGCCGCGCTCCGCGGACCAAGGCTATTGAGGCGACCCACAATGGCGAGCTTGCCGTGCGCTTTGGCCGAAAGGTCAGGGACCTGATGGATCAGCCTGCGTACAAGGAGTTGTTTCCGGAGGTGAGCTTGAAGCAGGATTCAAAGGCTGCTGGCCGGTGGGACACGAACAAGGGTGGCGAGTACTTTGCGGTCGGTGTTGGCGGTGCGATGACCGGGCGGGGTGCAGACGTGCTTGTGATTGACGATCCGCATTCGGAGCAGGATGCCTTGTCGGACTTGGCTTTGGACAATGCCTGGGAGTGGTACCAGGGTGGTCCGCGTACTCGTTTGCAGCCGGGCGGGGCGATCGTGATTGTGATGACGCGCTGGGGTACGAAGGACATGACGGCCAGGCTGATCAAGGCGCAGTCGAGCCACAACGCTGACAAGTGGGAGGTAATTGAGTTCCCGGCCATCTTACCTAGTGGTAGACCCTTATGGCCGGAGTTCTGGAAGCTGGACGAGTTGCTGGCGGTCAAGGCGTCGCTGTCGGTGCAGAAGTGGAACGCGATGTACCAGCAGCAGCCCACGAACGACGAGGGCGCGATCTTGAAGAGGGAGTGGTGGAAGGTCTGGCAGCATGATGATCCGCCGGTGGTGAACTACATCATCCAGACGATGGACACGGCGTACTCGAAGAAGGAGACGGCTGACTTCTCTGTCATCGCGACCTGGGGCGTGTTTTACCTGAACGAGGACTCGGGGGCCAACATCATCTTGTTGGACGTCAAACGGGGCAGGTGGGATTTCCCGGAGCTCAAGAAAGTGGCCAAGGAGCAGTACGACCACTGGCAGCCTGACAACCTGCTGATTGAGGCGAAGGCGACGGGAACGCCGCTGCAGCAGGAGCTGCGCCGGATGGACATCCCGGTGACGATGTACTCGCCTGGCGGGCGCAAGACGGGGACGGACAAGATTGCCCGGGTCAACGCGGTGGCACCGGTGTTGGAGTCGGGGATTGTCTGGGCGCCGGACACGGACTGGGCCGAGGAGTTGGTGGAGGAATGCGCGGCTTTTCCGCACGGGGACAATGATGACATGGTGGACGTGACGACCATGGCGCTGATGCGCTTTCGCCAGGGCAATTTTGTGACCTTGGCCACTGACGCGCCGGACGAGGAGCCCAGTCAGGAGGGGCTTGTCCCAGAGTACTACTGAGGCATAAAATGGGGCGACACTCTTGACCCGGACGGGGAAATATGCAAGACGAACTCTCGCCCTATCAGCTCAACACCGACCCTATGTCGGAGCCTATTGACTTGAACGCGGAGCAGCCGCTGCCGCAGTTTGCTGAGGGCGGGGAGGTTATGCAAGAGCCTGAGGAGCCGGACTCCGAGGGCTACTACCGGCAACTGCTGGCCCAGTACGCTGGCTACGGCGCGCCGCAGCAAACACCGGTGCAGTCCTTTGCCAAGGGCGGCTCCGTGAGCCTTGATGCGATGAGCGCGCTCATTGACGCGAGCGAGCCGCAGACTGAGGACGAGGCCACGTACGACTACATGACGCAGTCGCAGCGGATGCTGGAGGACCTCGGTCCGCGGACCAGTCCCCGCCAGGCTACCGGCATGCGCCGGGTGCTGGCGCCTTCTGGTGGTGGCGCGGCGGCTCCGAAGGAGATGGAGTTGGCTGCCGGGCCGCTGGCCACGGGCCAGGACTTTGCGATCAAGGAGCCCAAGGCGAAAAGCAAGGACAAAGGCGGCAAGTCTGCCAAGGAGCAGTTGCAGGCCTTGGCCTTGCAGTACAAGCTCAAGCTGCGGGCGACGGAGAACGAGTCGCGCGGGCTGATGCGCTCGACGCTGGGCGCGCCCACATTGGAGCAGCCCACCTTGACTTCGGAGACGCTGGGCGTGCGCCGGTTTGAAAAGGGCGGTGAGGCAAAAAAGTCTGAGGGGCAGGAGCCGCCCAAAAAGGTTGAAGAGCCGGGGTTTTTTGACGTCAGCGACTACGCCGCCAAAAGGTCAGCCAGCATGTTCCCTGAACAAAAGGGGCAGGACGACCAGCGAGACGCAAGCCGCCACATGCTGGCCGCTGGCATTCTTGCGCGCAAGTACGGGGAAGGCACCGCTGAGTTCTTGGGCAAGGTCCATGAGCGGTTTTCCAATCCCAAGTCCTTTTTCAGCATGTTCGGCATTGGCGACCCTCGCTACGACTACGAGGCGGACGTGCACAACAACCGGATTGGCGCGCAGCTCGGCGCGCGGTCCAAGAGCCAGGCTGAGTTGGAGCAACTGGTGCAGGACATGGCAAGGCAGTCCAAGGACGAGCCCAGTGCTGACCGTCCGCGGACCTTCAGCCGCAAGCAGTTGGAGGCCATTGACGCCAAGGCCAAGCAGGACGCCACCCCACCGCCGCAGTACCGCGCCGAGGGCAGCCCCAAGGAAGGCGAGGTCAGTGACGCGGAGCTGGAAGCGGCCAGCCGTCCGGCCTTTGTCGCGCAGAGGTCGGGCATTGGCCGCCGTCGCGGGCCCATCAGCGATGCGCTCAACACCGGCTCGGCGTACGTGGCCGCGGCCAAGGGAGCATCGGAGCTGCCGTATGACATTGCCGGGGCGCCGGTGGACATTGCCACGATGGCGCTGCGCCCCTTTGGCTACAACGTCGACAAGCCTGTCATGGGCAGCGACTGGATCAAGCAGCAGATGACGCGCGCGGGCGTGCGGCAGGCGCCTCCTGAGGACCCGACGGCCAAGGGTTTTTACACGGCTGGCGAGCTCATGGCCAACGTGGTCAACCCAGCGGCGGCAGTGCGCAGCGGGGTCCGTGGTGCGCAAAGGGTTGGCCAGGCAGCGCGGAGCGCGGCCCAGGACTTCCAGCAGTACAACCGCCAGTTGGACGTGCCTGGCGCGTCGTACGCCGTGCGGCCCATTGGCAGCACCATGCTCACGGGTCCTGTGGGCCACGATACCGACGTCAGCGAGATAGATCACATTCTGCGGCAGGGAAGAGACAATGCGCGTAGCGTGGCGGGACAAAACGTTGAACAAGAAGAGTTGATTAAAAACTTCTGGGACGTAAAAGCTCGCAACTTTTTTACGCGTCAATTTGGAACGCCAAATGACCCCATTGCCGCGGCTATTTCCAAGAAGCAAATCAAAGGCTCGGCTTTGGACAAACTTTTCCCTGGATACATGATTGACCAGCTTTCAGTGGGCAAGACGCGCGTAAACGATCAGGGACAAGAACGCTTTTTCCCCAAGTACCCGCAAGCCATGGAAGACTTTACAAGTCGTTACGACAGGGCAACGGGAATTCAAGGTGGCCTGATTACCCGCAATCCTGCTGCCTCTGAGAAAGACTACACCTCACTCAGTCGCGAAGGGCAGGCCATAGGCAGTGCCGCGGAGGAGTCAGAGGCGGACAGGATGTTGATGCAGGGCATGAGGCCTGAGCTGATTAACGCAAGGGTGGGTGCGGTCACGCGCTCTTTGAAAGACCCTGGCCGCGTTATTGGAGACGGCCCCGGTTCAACCAAAGACCTGTACCTGGCCTATGAGGACCTATTGGCTTACGACAAGATGACGCCTGAGCAGAAAAAAACGTGGGCCAGCAACGAGGTTGGTAGAGGACGCAAGTTGTACGACACGGACGAGGCGGAGGTCAGCAGGGGCTTTATGGGGGAAAACGTGCGGGCAGCCATTGAAAAGGGCGAACCAATCTACGACGTCGGTTACATGGGCCGAGAGCTCAAGACGCTGTTTAACGCCGAGAACATCAACACCTATCTGTCAGGCCTGTCTCCCAGAGAACTTGCCAACATCCGGTTTGAAGACGCGGTACGAGGGGGCCTCAAGTTTGGGGACCGGTCCTCAGAACTTGAAAAAATACACGAACGCATCAGGGCGAACAAGCCCGTAGCCGACACGGTGTACTCAAGCGGTGTGAGCGCTCCTTTACTGCAGTTTGGCGAGGGCTCAGGCCTTGATGGATTTGCTTGGAAGCGCATTGAAAAGCGCGAAGCCACCGTGCCCGAGGGGGCGTACGTAGGTCACTCTGTTGCAGGATATGAGCTGGGCGGCGTGGGGTATACATCCGACAAGCGCAACGGTTTTAACACTGGCAAGTGGCAAATATATACTCTACGTGACAACAGGAATAGGCCCGTCAACACAATTGAAGTGCGCATGGAAAATACGGGTCCGGTGGTCACGCAAATTAAGGGCAACGGCCGAGCCACAGGCAATACGGCCCCGGAGAAATACGACCAAGGAGTGCTGAGCTTCTTGCAAAACTACCTCAAGCCTATCAGCATTGCGGAGTCGGACACGTACCTCACCCCGCTGTTACAGTCCTATCGGGATCAGCTCAAGACCGCTCGGCCATAAGGAAAGCACATGCCAATCGACAAAGCACTTAACCGGGCGCCCGTTATGGACGTCGTAATAGGCCTGCCAGAGCCTGAGATGGACATTGAGGTGGTCATCGACGAGGACGGAGGCGCCACGGTTGAGATCGGCGGGGACGAGGCCGACGAAGTCGACTTCTACGCCAACCTGGCAGAGGTCATTGACCCCGACGACCTGGGCAGAATTGCCCTTGACGTGAGCGCTTTGTTCGAGGCAGACAAGGGTTCTCGCTCCGATTGGGAGCAGATGTACGCCAAGGGCCTTGATCTGCTGGGCTTGCGCATGGAAGAGCGCACAAAACCCTTCCGTGGGGCCTCTGGCGTGGCCCATCCGATGCTCACCGAGGCCATCGTGCAGTTCCAGGCGCAGGCATTCAAGGAGCTTTTGCCCGCCGGCGGCCCTGTTCGCAGCCAGATCGTGGGCAAAGAGACGGTGGAGAAGTACCAGCAGTCCACCCGCGTGCAGGACTTCATGAATTACCAGATCACAACGGTGATGGAGGAGTACACACCGGAGTTTGATCAGCTACTTTTCTACACCGGCTACGGTGGATCGACCTTCAAGAAGGTCTACTACGACTATCAGCTGGGTCGGATGGTGTCAAAACTGTGCCTGGCCGACGACGTGTACATCCCGTACAGCGGTTCAAGCGTCATGAGCCAGTGCGCGCGGATCACGCACCGCATTGCGATGGACTCCAACGACTTTCGCAAGCGTGTTGTGGCCGGCGAATACCTCGATGTCAGGGTTGACACCGCTGCGTCGCCCGCTGATCCCAGCCAAATCAAGGAAGCGGTGGACAAAGCGGTCGGCGTGCAGCCTACGGATGACATCGGCGAGGTCTTTTTGCTGGAAATGATGGTCGACTTGGACATCCCAGGCTTTGAAGACATGGATGACGAGGGCGAACCGACCGGAATCAAGCTGCCGTACGTTGTCACGCTAGCGGAAGACACGCTGCGGGTCGTCGGAGTGCGCCGAAACTGGCGCGAAGAGTCGAAAAACAAGCAGCGCAAGAACTATTTTGTCCACTACGTGCTCGTGGA